ATAACATCTAATGAATTTAAAGGTTCAGGTATCTCACCTTTTTCTTGTCTTAGAATATCATAGCCTGGAACTACTAATGGTAAAGAACTACCTGGTAAGTATAAAGGAAATTTACCTTGTGGAGTTGAGTTAAAGTCTCCTACATTAGTTCCTAGTATTATATCCCTATCTGTTATAAGACTGTCTTCATATTCTTTTTGAGATAAAGCAGATGTTGCTAATCCTTTATTTACTTCATTAGCAAATTCAAGATAATCGTTATCAGTAAAGTTAATACCTAGTATCTCAGATATTTGGTCTAATATATCTTTTATCTGTCCAGGGTTTGCTTTAGCTTGTTGTTCTAAGAATAAACTTTTTTGATACAAGTCTGCAAACTCTGATGTCTCTGTGTAAATATCTTCTAGTTCACTTAATGTTGTTTCATAAAGTGGAACTTGATTAGCTAAATCTTCTTCCCAGTTTCCTGTATCTGTAGCTCTAATAAATACTGCAGACATAAACTTAGCTTCTCTTTCTGACCATTGACCATACTCTGCTGTAGTAGGTGCATCCATTCCCCCTAAAACCATTCTTTTTTGTAATTGGAATATTTCGTGCGGTGACATATCTATAAAGTTCCTATACTCGGAACCTTTAGCAAATGGTGCGTCAACCATTTCAGGATTGCCCTCGCCATCAACTTGTACTGTAGAAGGTATTAATCCATCTCTGTCTGTCTTGTAACCCCAATAAGGATGAGAACTTCTGTATGTACCATACTCATCACCAATGTATTCTGCTACATCTGCACTCTCTTGTACTTTTTTCTCTTCTTCTCTAGTGGCTTTATAATCACTGCTTTCAAGAGTTCTGTTTACACTATTAACTACTTCATCGACATTGTAAGCATTTGATTTTACTTTACTATTGAATGAGTAAGTAGTAGAACCTGCAGCTTTACCAGGAGTAGGCCTATCTACTATGTTAGGATTACTTCTTATGTCTTTATCTGCTGATGATAACAATGCAGTTAAAGAATTTACATCCGCCTCACTTGATACTTTGTTGTATAAAGTTATAGTTTCATCGGTAAAAAATTTTCTTAGGTTTTCATCCTGGAACAACTGATTAAGATTGTATGAAGTAGTTTTAGTGTCTATGCTTCCAAGTCTTTCTCCTACTTTAGTCTCGGCTATTTTGTATACAGCTTGTTGCATGTAGTCATCAATAATTTCAGGTATAGTCATTTGACCAACACCTCTGTCGGATATCTCTACAACATCAATGCCACCTTCATTTTCAAGGTCTAATATACTTTGTTCTTCTTCTTCGTGGCCTGGTTCGTGTGGCATTTAATTGTCCTTTACATTTCTAGGGTTCACTGGGCTAATCTCATAAAACAATACTTCATTAGCAAGTTTAGCAAAATTTGTTCCATCAGACTTAGCTATTATGTCTGCCCAAATAAACCTCATTAGCTCTTGTGCTTTAAGGTAATCATTACTATCACCATAAAGTTTTTTACTTGTTCTAGTAGAACCTGATATCCTTACAGATAACTTTTCTCCTTTAATGTTAGTATAACTATATCTACCATTGTTTATTAAAACATCTATAACATTATCTCGCTCTTGTAGATATTGTACTACAAAAGGGTATTCCGGGGAATTCTTTGCAAGTGGATAATCTTTCCAGTTAGCTAACTCACCCATAATAGTTTCAACAGTTGCTCGCTGTTGTTTGCCAACAAAGTTATAAATATTAACTATGTCATATTCCTCTTGAATTTTTTCTTTAGCTTCTTTGTAAGCATCATCCCAGTTACGCTGAGGTTCAGTCTCTCTAATTTCTTTTTTCTTTTTCTCTAACTCAAAGATAGCTTGTGACTGTTGCATAAACTGCGGATACTCTCTAGGGCTTAAATTCCTAGTTTGTATGTCGTAAAACGCAGGATAATATAATTCATCTTCTACTGTATCCGGTTGTATATAAATACCAGTATTTGGTAATGCACCTGGTTCTAATAAATCTTTTCTATCTCCTTCATTCCACCAAAAGTAAGAATGTTCTTTTATAGGCTTTTTGCCCATAGTCTCACTCTTAGATTGTGTTAATGGAATTGGATTAATACCAAACTTTTCTTCAAAGTCTATATCGGTTTGCATATAGTCATATCCATTTTTCAATAACATTTCATCGTATTTTACTTTTAGTGATTGTGTTGCCCACCAAGTTCCATTTTTATCTTCCACTTCTATTCTTGGTTGTATACCAGTTGGCAATGTAAACTGTGTAGTTCCTCTAAATATAAATAAACTTCTAGCTTTCTTAAATGATTTATCCATATACTTATCTATACTTACTTGGCTAGTTTGGTCCACTTTACCTGCTAAGACATAAGCACTGTAAGTATCCATAACCGCTGTACCAAATGCTTGTTGTCTTTCAACACTGTATGTCTCTTCACTTGTAAAAAACTTTTGTACCCAGGCAGGCATTTGGTCAATAGGATTACCTCTACCGAAAGAACCTAAAAAGAAATCTTGCATAACTTTAGGTACAGGTAATCTATCTACAATATAGTTTGCAGGTATTGTTACAAGAGGTCCAAATCCAGGAGCGAAACCATTTTGTGCAATTAAGTTAAGACCACTAGCATATCCAGGTATAGAAAGTCTTACACCTTCTTCTTCCATGTTTTCACCAAATGCTGCTTGTTGTGCTACAGCTTTTAATGCTCTACCACCAACACCGAATGTCAATATGTTTAATGCGTCAACATAGCTAAACATCATCTTGCCAGTTCTTGGGTCTTCTTCTAAGAAACCATTTTCACTATCCCAAGGTTTTGCACTCTCACCATTGTCTATAGCTACTCTTGTTTTATTAAACTTCTGTGGATTTTCTGTAATTAATTTACCCCATGATTGAAATACCTCTGCCCATATTTCAGGAAATGGTATGTACTTGTTAAACAAATCAGAAGCAATATGCCTATTAGAAGTTGAATACAGTAATGTCTTTACTGTTTCCATAGCTTTTTGTTTTAATATATCTTCTGCTTGTTTTAATGAAGTAACTGTATTTTCTACAGCAGGTTGTTTTGCAGCTTCAATTAAGTTATCCCATAATTTATTTCCATCTACCCATGCTTCTGCACCTTTAAGAAACTCTGCCCTAGTAGCATCATCCATATAGGCCATTAACTCTATAGCTTCTTCATAAAAAGAATATCTAAACAATGGGTCTCTGTTTAAACGATTAGATGGTTTAGCTAGTAATACATCGTAACCTGTATCTAACAACTTACGATATTGTGGAAAATTTGTACCTGCATAATTAGCGTCATCAAAAAATCCTGCTGCAACTATATCATCACCTGCAACCATAGTTCCGCTTTCACTTATTCTTTGTGTCCCATCAAACTTAGCGGGCAATGATTGTGGACCTAATCCTGCTCTATCTACTTCAGGAGTTAATACTTCTATTAGCTCTTTATAAAATGCTTCATTAGCTTTACCTTTAATACTTTTACCACCAAGTCTTGCTGAATTACCTTTGAGCAATTGGTTATGTTGCTTCCACTTAACCCAGTCTTTTCTTTTATAAACCCCACCATTAGAAATCATTTCTAGTATTTGTGAGTTATTGACTGAAGATAAGTCACTTACAAACTTAGGAAATACTTTATATCCATTTTGAAAATCTATTTTTCTTGCTGCTTCTGCTGATAACTCAACACCAGTTTGTGGATTTATAATTTTGTGTTCTGCACCTACAAGTCTTGCAATTCTATATTGAACACTTTCTAAATATTCTTTTAAGGCTCTATCACTTTTTAAATAAGTTTTATCTCCATCGTTAAAACTCCTAGCAACTAAATCTTGTAGCAGTTCTTTTCCATCTCCTCTTAGGTATGCAAATGTTTCATCTAATCCCAAATCTGCAATTCTTACAGCAATAGGGTCTGTCGCTAATATCTCTACTTCTGTCCATAATGCTTCCCAGTATCTTGGGTTTATTTTTCCAGTAGGTAAATACTTATCTACTTGAATAAACATATTTTCTATTAAATCCTTACGACCTGTTTTAAATGCAGATGTGACAGCTTGTTCACCAAGAGAAGATAAGTATTCGGGTGTATTGTTAAAAAGGTTTCCTCCTGGAGTTCCTCTTGCTGCACCTTTGACTTCATCAACAGTTACTTTCAATGCATCAAAGTTATGTGGGAACAGTGCTTCAAGTACAGGTTTGTTAATAACACTATCGTAATTAATTGATGCTGCGCCTTTACCTTCTTGCACTCTATGCAAAAAAATAAGGCCTTCGTTATCTCCAGTAGCTAATAGTTTTTCAAATCCCTGGTCTATAGCTGCTTGTTTGTTTGCTACATAAACGCTTTCCTGGAATGCATTAACACCCATCATTACAGCATTACTCATTGAATTGTCTCCACTTAATCCAATAGAGACATCTATCATTATGTTTCCATCTTTATCTGTATAAACACCTACTGCGTGCTTGTCTTTGCTTAATAAACCAACTGTGTCATCATCAAAAAATAGATTATCTATTTGTGTATCTAGGTATGCTGCAGGAGTAAGGTTTACTTTGGCTGCTTCTTTTTCTATAGTTCCTAAATTTCCAATAACCATTTCTTTATCTTTATATGCAGATACGAATACATCTCCTTCAGCAGGTCCTCTATATCCCAAATCTATAAACTGTCTTTCATCTAATGATGTTGTAAAACCACCACTTTCAGTTATTGCTTGGCCCATTGAATTGTATGTGTTGCCATCGTATCCTTTTATGGCACCTTGTGCTTGTGCTTTTATAGTTTTAGTTTTCGTATTAAATGCTTTTTCAGTTAGTTCTGCAAACTTAATTTGCCTGATATCAAAATTATTTACAGCTGCATTTACCATATACTCACTAACTTCACCTTTATAGTTAGTTTCAAGAGCATAATGCTTCATTAGTTTTTGTGCTTGTTTGTAATCAAATGCATTTAAGGTTGATACATCATCTACATCAATAACATTCTTCATAAACTCTACATCGTCAGCTTTCATTTGCACTGTCATAACAAGCTCACCAAGGTTATCATGTATTCTTGCTATTTCATCAGCTCTTTCGACATCAAAAAATTCGTAATATTTATTGGAGGTCAAAGATAATCTTTTGAAGAAACTTGTAAATGGATTAACTTTTCCGGCATAAGCATTTCTTAATGCTTCTTCAGGAACTACACGAAGTAACAAAGCTAACCTCATCATCCATAATGGTTTTAAAAAATTATTTTGCAGATTGTTAAAATGATAATCTATAGCTCCCTGCGGCTTCAATGACCTTGCTTCAGCTGTAGCTCTTCTAGGAATTTTAAATTGTTTAACCCAATCTTTATCTTCTATAAGACCTAAGTTTTTACCATATGCTCTTAGTAAACTTTCCTCCGGTCCAAGAAGTTGTTGGTGTGCTTTAGATGCACGAACAATATCTTGTGGGTCTAACAACAATGCAAAACTGCTAGAAGCTTGTGACATTAAATGCATTGTAGGAACTGCTTCAAAGATATATCGCTCTAACTGTCCATCATCGAAATCTTTTATACCAACTCGTTCATAATATTCTTTTACATCTTTAATTAAAGTCTTATACTTTTTTTTAATTTTTGTACCATTAAATGCAAGTGAACCTGCTGTACCACTAAAAAAACTTCTTAGCTCTTCCATCTGTGCGTTAAAGTTTGCTTGCTGTTTTACTATTTCTTCAATATCAAACTTTAGATTAGGGTTCTGTTTTATAAGGCTAGTTGCAATTTCAAGATTTGTTGCATTCACAATCTCGTCTAATTGTGATTGTGATGCTGAACCTAGTGCTTGACGCATAAGGTTACCTCTAGTTTTAGGGTCAACAAATGCTAGCTTCATCATGTTGTCTAGATTTTTTACACTTTCATCTAGTTGTGACCACATAACTACAGCTTCAGGTCTTAATTGAAATGCTCTCTGCATATGTTTAGGTAAAGCCATTCTTGTTTGTTGGCCTAATCCTAATAAACCTCTTGTTTGAAAATTAGATACTTGTTTTCTTTCTGCTCCTAATTTTGCTAGTTTTCTAAATGGTGCAACATCAGTTGCTTTACCAGTAATAACTTTATTCATAAAATTAAAGAACTCACCATAAGCAGTAGGTTTATAAGGTAGTGCGTCTAACCCTACATTTCTATTTTGTTTAGTTAGTTCTCTAACTCTATCTAATTCTATTTTTCTTCCATCAGGTACATATTCTTTTATGACATTAAAGATGTCATCATAGTTTTGGTCTGTTAGTCTTCCACCTTTAGCAACTGTATCTAATATTGTCCACACATGCAATGGGTCATCAACTTCTGTAAGTACTTGTAATACTGATACAGGTAATCTATCAAATTCTTTTATATCTCGTAAAAAAGCTAATCCTTCATCTCCTTGTAAATCTGCTATTGCTTTTCCAAAATCTTTACCCCATTGAGAATTTTTAACATCATCAACAGATTTTCCATAATACAAAGCTCTGTTTTCTTTACCTGTTTTACCTGGTAAAAATCCTTTCCAAAAATTTATATTCTTTAAACCTTTTGCAGTTGACTTAACTGCTTGTTGATTTGCATTTAATAAACCTCTCATAGCTGTCTTAACACCTGAACCATACATTAAAGCTAGGTTCATAGGGTCAGCAGCTACACGAAAGACACCATCAATAACTCCTGATATAACACTGTATCCTGTACTTCCTGGATTAGTTACTGTAGATGCAATCAATCTTCCAGGAGATATATTTATTTTCTCTCCACGACCTGTTGTATATTTAAATCTATCTTCTGCTTGGTCAAAAGCATTTGTAATATCTTTACCATAAACAGATTTAGCTTTGTTATAAGCTACTTGTTGCGTAGCTCCTGCACGAATTGCATTTAAATACTCTTGTGTTTCTTTTAAATTTACAGAGTTAGGCATCAACCCAGTACCTAGGTTTATAGGATTACCTTTATTTTTTTCTTGTATATATCTTGTAAGTTCTGTTGGTCCATAAGCATCTCTTGCTTCTCTATATTTATCACCTGCGTTATCACCGAGTACAGCATTTAATATTCCTTGTGTAACCGCACCGCCACCTTCACCTTTATCGCCAATGAAGATTTCAGGTATTCCGGCAAGAGTTGCTAATGCAACTGTTCCAGGAACTGATTTACCTGTAGATTGTGCTGCTACTACTGCAGATTTAAAACCTCTTGATACTGGTTGAAACATGCTGTCTAAACCTAACATACCTACTTGGAATGCTCTTTTTAATCCACCAACTTGTGTGACTGGTTTAAGGTTGTAAGTATTTTGTTGTGCTAATAATTCTTGTGTTTTTAATGCAGTTTGAAATGCGTTACCATCGCCTGCATTTGTTCCTGCCATTGCTTGATATGCATTCATTCTGAATGGCACATTAGGATAGGTATTACCTAACTCACTAAAGTTTCTAGCCATCTCTTGGCCTTTAGGTGTTTGTGCCATCTGTTGACCTAAGTTATAGGAGTTAACTTTGTTAAGAGTTTCTGCGGCTATTGCTTCGGATATATGAGAAGCTGAAAAGTTAAAAGGAGAAAACCTCATTAGGTAATCTCTGTATCAGCTTCATTTTTATTTATTGGCTCTACTCTTGGTGCAGCATAAGCATCAGGAGTTAAGTACTCTGCAATAATAGGGTCATTAAATCTTTCCATTAAACCTATCCAATAACTTTCAACATCTAGTGATTGTTTTCCTGGGATGTTTGCACCTGCTGTTGCTAATCCTTCTGCAACATCTTGGCTTTGATATTTAGTTTGCGCTCCTAATTTTATAGGTCTACCCATAGGTGTAGATATATTTTGTTGCGCTCCTGCACCATCAGGTCCACTTGTCTCTGCATTTAAACCCGGTGCAAGCACATCATTAATTAATTTACTCTGTCCTGTTTCATCCCCTGATTTTCTAGGAACATATAAATCTGCTGTTGCAGGGTCTATTTTTAAATCTGTATTTTCTGCAGCTGCTTTTTGTGATGCTGTTTTTCTAACCATAGTTTTCATCCTCGTTATTTAAAAAGTTAGCCATGTCTGCTAGGAAATGTACAAATTGTCTTTGTTGTTCATCAGATAATCTTTTCATCATAATTTTTATCATTACGCCTTCCATAGGGCCTGGCAACATGTATTCAAAAACTACAGGAAATTCTTCTAAATCTATAACTAACTCTTCCATTGCTTCATTTAAAGTTACCTCATCTTCAACATCGTGAAAATTCCAGTCTTCTTGATTAATGATGTCATAGAATTCGTGATTGGTTTTTGCCATTGGGTCAAAATCTTTAGCCACCTTGTCCACCTCCTTGTTGTGCTGCAACTTGTGCTAACACTTGTTGTAATCCCGGTGGAGGTCCTGCTTGCGGTCCTGCTTGTTGCTGACCTGCCTGAGCTAGGGCTGCCTCTTCCGGTGTCATGTCTTCACCCTCAGGAGTATAGAACTTTTCTAAAATTGAATTCATGTTTTGCGGATTTTTCTTAATCTCAATTGCAGCCATAGTTGCTTTAGGATTACCTTGTGCAGCTTGGGCCATAAGACTTTCAAACAAAACATTCTCTGCTCTTTCTGCATTAATTCTTGAATTGATTTGTGATATGTTATCTAATCCATCCATGTTTTCTTGTAAAGTTTGTTTATCAATAATGCCTTGTTGTTTTAGCTGTAGGCCTGTAATAATCTTTTGTGGTTCATCGAACCCGGCCATAACACCATAAATTCTTCTCGTCTTATACATTTCTGCAATATCTTTTCCAGGAACATAGGTTTCTTTAAAAGCTGTACCATCTCTAAAACCTGCAATAGGTTTACGCATGTTTGGATACATGGTCTCATCCCACTCTAATCTTTTAGTATCAATCTGTTCTAAAGCATCTTTAAGAATTATTTGATATTCTCTCACATGCAATGATGCAGATTGTCCTAGCTCTTCTAATCCTCTACCAGTAACAAAAGCATTAGGCGATTGTCCATCATCTGATACAGGGTATGCAGAACCTAAACGAAGATGTCTTTCTAGTCTATCTATCTGTTGGAACAGCTGATAGGGTAGATTGTTTGTTGGTTTAGATACCTGGCTTCCAGGTGTCAAGTAGTTAACTGACAATCGTCCTTTCTTATACTGTCCACTTTCTATCTCGCCAATGATGTTGGTTTCTGTAAACACAGCATCTTCCATTGCAATGACAGATAGAACATTTATCTTCGCCATATTAGCCATCAAGCCTATAACATGATGGAATTGACCTTGCATTTGGTCAAAAGCAAATCTCTTAGCTACTACAAATCTTGGTCCGGATTTTAGCGGGTTAGGAATAAAATCTAATATAACTTTGTTTTCCGGTAAGAAAATGTATGTACCTTCATTATCATAATATTCTGCTACAACTTTACCTGTACCACTTTGATTAGCCCAGGTTTTATCGTAACTTGACATGTAGGCCATTGTATTATATTCAGCATCAATCTCATCTAAAATAACATTTTTGTGATTTGGGTACAGTTTAGCTAATGTCTCATGTGGAACTCTTTGTACAATAGCAAGTTCACTAGGTTGTTGGCCTTCACCAAAATATCCAGGGTAACAAAGATAAGGGTCTTTAGTCTCTGCATATGGATAAGGAATACCATTAGCATCTTTCTTTTCTTTTAACACCCATACAGCAAAACCATAACCAGGTAGCCATCTACCAACTTGTGGTAATTGTAATTCTAATTTTTGTTGTTCATCATAAGCATGTACTATTCGTTCTATTTTTTCTGCTCGCTTTGTAGCTCGTTCACTGTCTTTATCATTAAAGATGTCAATTCTTAAATCGGGCGCTCTACCTAGTTTTTGTGCAAATCTCTCCATAGCTGAATGCAAAAGGTTAGGTGCGGGTATTTGGTTATAATCCATATCACGCATTTGTTTACCGAGTAAAGCCTTAATACCATCAGCACCACCATTCATAATGGCTCGTATTTTATCTTTCTCTGAAATCACATCTGCATGTTGCGCTCTAAGTTCATACACTCTGTTATATATTTCGTCTGCTGTTTTCATTATCTCCAATTATCCAAATCCATGTTACTACCTTCATACCCACCAAAAGATGGCTCATATTCAAGTCCCATTGTAGCAAGTCTTTCCTTCTGAAGTCTACGAATAGTTTTCATTGGGAACCAACTAGCCATTACTAAGTCAGACTTTTGTCCTACTGACCTACTCTTGTTTTGAGCAGAACTGAAATACACTAACTGACTTTTATATAAGTTTACCTTTTCTTGGGCTTCAAAGCCAAGGTATGGCAAAGAAATTAATTTTTGTTCAAACAATGGTCTCATTGCTGTAACACCAAATATTGGGTCGTGTTTATTAGAATAAGTCTGCGTTCCCTCTAAGAAGATACCATGCTTACCTGCAAAGTCTCTAATAGATTGGTCTTGTCTAATAGCACGCTGAAAACCATTCTCTTCAATAACCCAATGAGCAAGATTGTATTTCACAAACCATTCTTTAATTATTTTAAGTGCTTGTGGAATACCACCTCCAAGTGAATTCTCCATATCAATCATATACAATTTGTTAGATGCCTGGTCATAACCCCATAGGAATGCAGCTTGATATCCAACTGATGCCGGGTCAAGTCCTGCAATTAACCTAACTCCTGCAGGTACCTGCCCAATTTCTCTACTTTGGTCTCGACATGCTTCTATTTCTACGCTGTCGAATAAGGCCATACCATCAGGCATAGCAACATTAAGATAAACCATTTCGTAAATTGCTCTACCACCAGTAGTTTCTGCAGCAGACTTTCTACCCATTAACCACTTGTAAGTTCTTTTGTTTGCCCACAACATACAGTCCTGGTGAGCTTCATCATTCCAGTCGGGTAAAGTACATCCTGTATCGTGTGCCTCTTCTACTATCGTATTCCAACTTTCGTTGTCTAGTAGGTGAGAATATAAATCGTCATAGTGTTGCCTGGAGCCAATAACAATTAAAGCTGTGTGTTCCTCTTTTCGAGAAGATAATGTTGTTGTCCACCAGGTTCTTGTGTTCTCTCTTGATGCGGGTTGCATTGTAGAAGAGTGGTCCTCTAAGTCATCGCCTATGATAATATCACAATCTCGTGAAAGAATTTTTCCACCCCGACCGATACCAACCATGGTAGGAGACTTAATCCCGGTAACAGTACGAGTACCCACAGTAAACCCACTTTGTGACCACGCCTTTCCTGCTCTGCTAGTTGGTTTAAAACTTTTTCCAGGTGGGCAAAGTTCTTCGATAAGTTTTTCATTGTTCTCTAACTGGTCTATTACTGAAGCGACAGCATTCTTCGATATCTCTTCATTACCACCTACCCACAATATTCTAACATTAGGGTTCTTAATTATGAGCCATACTGCAAAATGAATTAGTAGGTCAGTCTTGCCATGTCGAGGAGGAGATAGTATCATCTGCTGATTTCCATGTTCAATAGCTTCAAGAATAGATTTAATCCATCTAATGTGAAACTCCGGAGTTTGATAGGGTTCACCAGTCTCTGTTTGAAAATATCTATCTCTAAAGATTTTAAAGTCAGCTAATGACTTCTCTGCTTTAGCAGGTAAAGTCCAGTTCTCTGCTTTTTCTTTTGTCTCCATGTCTTCTAACCATGCAGCATACGCATAAGATAAAGCAGCTTTTGTACAGTCTAAGATTTCAGCAGCATCCTGTTTTTTTAAATCACCTTTAAGAATAAGCGGGCCTAAATCTTTTTCTACAAGAGCGTCATAAACGACACCTCTTCTTTTTTGTACATTAGGTTGCGCTACAGGTTTACCATCATGTTCGGGTTCATAGACAGCACCTTGTTGTTGTGCGTAAAATTTTTTATTATGGTAGGCCTTAGAACAAGTAGCAGAACAAAACTTTCGTTTAGGTGCTTTTAATACATTGTGACAAGATTGTGCAAAACATAATTTAACATTTGTCATTTAGAATATCCTTCACACTCTTTGTTTAAACAAGTTACTTTTTCCCTGTCTATATCGTATATTAAGTATAAGCCACACTTAGGGCATGCTACTTTCAATTAAACTTTTTTTCTTATTACCTTAGTTTTACCATTCTTGGTCCTGGCGTACTTATGTGTTTTAGTTTCTCTAATTAAAGTTCCACTATAAGTTTTATCGCCCCACTTCCAAGTTACTCTTTTACCGGCCATATCTCTCCTACCACATGCAAGACCAATATCTTGCACTTGTCTTATCCGATGCTGTATCACATTTGTGTCTAGCACGAAATGATTTTCTAGCTTCCGGGTTATCTTTTCTTATCTCCATGTTGGGGTCGCCAAACATTACTTTTTTAACTTTGCTTCCATCCTTAACATACACTTTAAATTTCTTTCGACCATGACCTGGTTCACCTTTACCAATCCTGGAAGGTTTATTTAAAGATACAGACTTACCTTGATACTCAGCCATTACTTCTTTTTTTTCTTTTTAGCTTTTTTCTTTTTAGGCATCCCTTTTGGGTATCCAATTCCTTTTGGCATAATATTCCTTTCAATTCTTTCTATTATCATAACACAAAACCTCACCGAAGTGAGGTTCTGTCATCGTACAGTCGTCCATTACTGTTACAAGTATTGTAGGCAGTTGTGTCCTCAGTTAAAGGTCCTCGCACCTACGCTACTCTATGAAAAATATAACAATCCACAAAAACATTTCTTCATTACATTGTACACCACATACATTATCTTAAATGAAAAGTTTTTCTTTCTTATTATAAATTGAAGCGTATCCTCATACGCAGCACCTGGATTTTCCAGGTATACCTAATCTACTACTGCTAGTAATTTAAGTAGGGTGAAAAAAAATTTTTTATGTAAACTGTTGGCAGTTCTCGCAGACACCATCCATTAACTGGTCAGCCCAATAAGGATGCAAACAAATATCACAATCCTCGACACTTACATAATCCATTAAGAAACTATACCATAAAGTAAAGGCCCTGCTGTTGCCAGTAGGACCTAAACTTAACATACACAATAGAAAGGAGGAACTTATGAAAAACCAGTGAGGTTCCTAAGTTACCTATCTATTAGTAATAATAGCATAGTTGTAATTTATGTGGGGCATTTAATTAAGTAAGGAGGCCTACAAAAAAAATACCCTATATCATTTTACTATATTATTTTTATGGTATAGTTGAATTACACAAACACATTAGATTGCAGACTTTTAGAACAATCTAATAGATAAGACATCAAGTAAGTGGATTAGTCTGACCATGGTAACTAGGGTAAAAGCCTATTATTCTACATATGTTATATAGCTACTATATGGAGTTATTCGGTTTGGGTTGGGAGTAGCACAGGGTAAGAACTACTTAACATCTTAAATAAGTAATAACTTGCTAGTAAAAGAACACCACTATCTGTAGTGCGTTTTATATTAGTTAACAGCATATCTCTGAAGGGTACACATATAATATAATGGGTGTCAACATTGAACCTCTCCCTTGTTTATCTTCAGTTTCTAAGACTAATTTTTTTTATTTTGTTGGTGTATATGGGTGCAATATATCTCTACTGACTGGTTGTTTATACAGGTTGGCTGAGAGTGTATCAGAAATTTAAACAAATACCCCCCGAATGTTTAACAACTAACTTCTTCCTTCTTCCCCTCTTCTCTCAATGGATGTAACCCGCTTGTGAAAGATTTCACTAATGAAAAAGTCTTAGGCCTTTTTGGGGTGCAAATCAGCAAAGTTTTTTTAGATTTTTTAAAGTTTTTTTTTATGTAGTAGAAACACCAATGTTTATAGGCTATTTCACCCTATGTTTTTTCTTCATCTATTCAATGGTTGTTGACAAATAAAGATTATCCCCCTACATTTAATAATAACAACACAGTAGAGAGGCCCTTAACTTTCACCCAAATAGCTAAGGAAATGAGCGAGACAAGTACAGCGAGCAAGGTGCAACTAAATATTCTCACCGAGGCATAAACGCCGAGAAATACCACCAAGCAAGCCCAC